TAGTTCATAAAGAAACTAAAGAGCCTGTAGAAACTAAAGAACTTGCTTTAACTCGTGATGGGGAGGCTTGGGTAGTTGAAGGCGGAACTCCGCCGCACAAACCATCTAGTTCTGGTCGAGTGTGGGTTAGGTTAACAGACAACCCCGAATGGAACAGAGAGTTCTTTCCTAATGTGTTTGAAATGGAGTGGATGTTTAATGATTAGAGCAGATAAACCCGGACGAATTATGAACTGTGACATGTGTCTGAGGGATTACTACGAGCATAAGCACAACGAACAACTGTGTTTAAGCTGCTTTAAAGATTGCTTTTTAACCTTTAAAGATTTAGAAGATAACTTTGTACAACCACTAGAAGATATACCTGAAGATTGTAATAGGGAGCTAGTAAGCTTGTAGAAGATTGTTACTGGCCTTATAAGGCTATTGTAACGAGGTGTTAAATGTTGTCAAGTGTTATTTGTTATAAGCAGATATAAATATAGCACTTGACAAAACTATTTTATTTATGTAAGATGTCAACTCAATAACTGGAGAATCCAAATGAGTAAAGTATTACCGATGTTTCAAAACAACACAGCACTACAAACCATCAGGGCTGGGGGTTATGGTTCAGCCGACTTTGATATAGAGGTAGAGGCGTTGAGGTACAAGGGGCCGTTAGTTTCAGAGAGTGATTATCATATCAGCTCCAAGTCTGTTATCTATCGTACAGACACAGGTCAAGAGTTAGGTATACATGGTCATGGTTACAAACCTGTTGCCCCGAAGAGTATGATCGCGGTGGCTCGTGATATTCTTGAGCGTTCCGATCTATCGCTAGGAAATATGCAGGAAACAATCCGTACATCTCACGATGGGGCTAGAGCCTTTGTTCAATACAAGCTGCCCGAACACACGTATCAAACTGCTGATGGTGATCATGCGGCTCTGAGCCTGTTAGCTATCACATCGTGTGATGGGACATGGCCGTTTATGTTTAGTGCCGCTGCTGTCCAACACGCTTGTACAAACTTACAGGTGTTCGTGGGCGGTGAGGTGGCAGTGTATAAAGCTAAACACACACGGTCTTTAGACATTGAACACGGTGGTCGCATGATTACTAAAGCCCTCCGCGTGTTTGAGAACGAGCGGGAGCTGTGGGATCAGTGGTCTAACACTGTGTGTACAGATGTGGAGGCTTTTAAATTATTTGTTAAAGCTATTAATGCTAAAGCTGTTGATAAGATACAGACTAATTGTTGGACGGTTGAGGATGTGTTTGATCGACTACCAAAGCGCAACAAGACTTTAGAATATATCTGGAACAAATACGACACCGTTTACCGCAAGCGGTTGGGCGCTAACTACTGGGCGGCATACAATGCCCTGACTGATTGGTCAACCCATGCGGGTAGTAGTACGCAGAAGACTGTTAATAACATAGCGTCCATCCAACATGATCGTCAGGAGTTGATACGCAAAGCTGTGCGCTCCAACGAATACATGCGGAAGGTGGCGTAATGACTAGAGATTTCTTTGGCGCAAGCTTAACCATTGAGTTTAGAAATGGTGTAGGTGTAGACATAGAGTTTTCTAATTCACGCCCTGTTTGGATTAGCAGGGAAAATGAACCGGCTACACTAGAGGTTGCAGAGTTCGAAGGGATTTTAATATCCCTTCCGTTCTCGCTGATCAGTTATGGTCGGTGCTACTTACCAGAGAATTAATATGAGTGAAGCAAGTCATGGCGGCAAAGGCGACAGGTCGCGTGTTAAAAATAAAGAAGCTTATAGTAGTAACTTTGATAAGATATTTAGAACCCAACTAAAAGGAGTACTTGATGAACAAGAAGATAGAAGAAAAGATAAGCTTGATGAAGTCGGGCTGCTTAAAAATCTGGATAGGTTTAAAGATTCAGGTGACGCTGGTACTTGATAGGGCGGTACAGCGTTTTAACCACAGGCTGACACTAGCTGCTCGTAATGTTTTAATATTTGCATCGGGCGTGGTGTTAACAGTGGTGGTTTATTCTTTAATATAGAGGATGCAGTTATGACTGAATCGTTTTTTCAACAGACTTTAAGTGGCAACCCCTGTACTCTAGCCATGTCTGTAGCAAAGGCCGCAATAGATGTAACAGAAAGCGGTGTGGCTCTGAGTACCACCTGTGGTATTTACAACGTGAACGAAAAGGATGTCGTACAATTCATAATAGAACGAGCAGAGTACGATGGATTTAATTCTGCTGTTAGTGGTTCGGCTTGACAAGCATATCCGAACCTGTTAAATTTCAATTTCTTTCAACCAACATAGGTATTTTAAAATGGCAATACTACAAGGCGAAGCTTTCTGGGCTTCAGTTACAACCCCCAACACCACGTTTGAACCTGTCTACTCAGTTAACTTAGTAGTTGATTCAGCAGTTGCTCAAGACTTTGAGTCTCGTGGATTCACGATCAAGCAGATGGACGAGGGGCCAGCAATTGTTATCAAGCGTAAAGTCAATGGCCCGAATGGTATGGTGCGCCCTGCACCAAAGCTTGTGGACAAGCACAAGAATCCGCTGGATGCTCGTATTGGTAATGGTTCCAGTGTGCGTGTGCAGTACAAAGAGTGGGAGTCTGAGTGGAAAGGTAAGACCTTTAAGGGTCTAGACTTTCAGGCAATGCAGGTGATTGACCTGATTGAGGTTGGCTCTCCCGATGGCTCTGAGTTTGATTCTATGGATAGCGAAATGGAGGATGAGCTGTAATGAAAACTATTGAGTTCAACGACATCAAATATGATGTTAGTAAACTCTCAAAGGAAGGGCAGGGAATTTTCTCTGTCCTTTCTATTTTGAGAAAAGACATTGATGCGGCTAAAACTAATTTAGTTATACTCTCTGCCGCTCAAGTACGAATGCTAGAAGTAATGGAAACACATCTAACGGACGAGGCAATCGTGGCTAACAATGAGGAATAATCATGGCCTTTGTAAAGACTCACCAACCGTGCGAGAAGTGTGGCAGTAGCGATGCTGCTTCACTGAACGAGGACGGATCGACATTTTGTTTTAGCTGTAACGAATATTTTAAACCAGACAGTACATCGGAAGTACACCAACCAGATACAGTAACGGAATTTGAAGTGTATCAGAGGAACAAGAAGATGGATAATTACACCGCTCCATCATATAGCAACTCGACTTCTTTTGTTGAGTTAACTGACAGAAAAATAAGTCTAGCAACAGCCAAGAAGTTTGGCGTTAAATGTACAGTAATCAACGGTAAGGTAACGAACCACCACTACCCGTACTACAACGGGCATGAGCTTTCCGCAACTAAAATACGAAAGCCGGACAAGACTTTTGCATGGTCAGGCTCTGCTAAAGAGTCGGGACTGTTCGGAGAAAACCTGTTCAAATCTGGCGGTAAGTTTATTACCCTGACTGAAGGTGAGTGTGATGCTATGGCAGCATACGAACTGATGGGTAGTAAGTGGCCTGCCGTATCAATAAAATCTGGGGCGCACGGTGGAGTCCGTGACGTTAAAGATAATCTAGAGTATCTTGAATCATTCGATTCAGTAGTTATTAATTTTGACAACGACAAGCAGGGTAAGGAAGCAGCCATTGAGGTGGCGAAGCTATTGACTCCGGGCAAAGCCAAGATCATGCGGTTACCTGAAGATTACAAGGACGCTAACGATATGCTGCGTCAGGGTAGACACTCTGCATACGTCAGTTGTTTCTGGGATTCAAAAGTCTATACGCCTTCTGGCGTGTTGAATCTTTCTGATCAGCTAACAGCCTATCAGGAACTACGCAACAACAAGAAGCAGGCCATCCCATATCCGTGGTTCGGTCTAAACAGAAAGCTGGAAGGTCTACGATCTGGTGAGTTAGTTACTCTTACTGGAGGAACAGGGCTGGGCAAGTCTTCTGTGACGCGAGAGATAGAACACTGGTTGATTGAGCATACCGAAGATAACGTGGGGGTGGTGGCGTTGGAGGAGAACTGGTCTCGCACCGCTGAAGGTATCATGGCAGTAGAGGCCAACGCCAAGCTACATCTCGACAGCGTTAAGGCACAGCACACCGATGAACAGCTAGACGGTTATTTTAAACGGGTCTTCATGGGTGAGAACGAAGGGCGGGTTTGGATTCATGCCCACCACGGTGTCAATAACATTGATGACATCTTCAGTAAGCTGCGGTACATGATCATAGGTCTGGACTGTAAGTGGATTGTTGTTGATCACCTCCACATGTTAGTGCTATCTACATTGGAGAATGATGAGCGCAAAGCTATTGATGGGATTATGCACCGACTCAGAACACTGGTAGAAGAGACAGGCTGTGGCATGATACTGGTCTCTCACTTGCGTAGAGTTGAGGGTAACCGTGGACACGAGAACGGTATTGAGACAGGGCTATCACACCTCAGAGGTTCTCAGAGTATCGCCCAGCTATCCGACTGCGTGATATCTTTGGAGCGCAATCAGCAATCAGAGGATGCCATCGAAGCGTCCACCACAAAGGTCAGGGTGTTGAAGTCTAGATATACTGGCGATGTGGGGGTAGCATGTAGCTTAATGTATGAGCAGGATTCGGGACGGCTACGAGAGATGATGCTTGAAGACCCTGACGAATTGACTGCGGAGATAGAACTATGATAAAGGGCTTTGAAAAGCATATAGATAAGACACTTTTTAGGCCAGAAGGCGCTAAGGCTTGGGCGTGGTACACAGAACTTGGTATGTCTCTGGCTGTAGAGTTTGATGCTGTTCAGGAGTACTATGAAACCATGCTAAAAGATGAGCGGAGTAATAACCATGAGTAATTTAATATTTGATATAGAAGCTAACGGCCTTGAGCCTGATAAAATATTCTGTATTGTTGCACAAGACGTAGACACAAAGGATGTGTTTACGTTTGACAACACACAGCTAGACGAAGGCTATGCAATGTTGCAGTCAGCCGACAAGCTGATAGGACATAATATTATTGGCTATGATATTCCTGTTGTAGAAAGGATAGCGGGGCTTGATCTTACAAATAAAAAGATAGTAGATACCCTTGTACTCTCCCGCTTGTTCAAGCCTACCCGCGAGGGAAACCACGGGCTTGAGGGCTGGGGCTACCGTCTGGGATTTACGAAGGGTGACTTTGGAGAGCAAGAGGACGCATGGGAATGCTACACGCCAGAGATGTTGGAGTACTGTAAGCGTGATGTGCTTCTGAACCGCAAAGTTTATGATGCTTTGAAGATTGAGAGCCGTGGGTTCTCGCCCGCTTCAGTAAAGATTGAACACGCAGTAGCGGGCATTATTGATCAGCAAAGAACTAACGGGTTCTTGTTAGACGTTGAAAAAGTAATGAGCCTTATGGCTATGTTTGAAACTAAGCTGCATGATCTGGAGCAGGAGGTTCAAGAAGAGTTCAAGCCGACTGTAACTATTCAGGTACTGACACCTAAGTTTACAGCAGTCGGAGCATTAGCTAAGACAGCAACAGACCAACATGGGAATGGAACCCGCCTGACAGAAGAAGAATACGATAAGTTAAAGATACACCAGAACCCAAAACCAATTGAGCGTAGAACCGAAACACCTTTTAACTTAGGTTCAAGGAAACAAATAGGCGAGTACCTGATTAACTTTGGCTGGAAGCCTAAGAAACATACACCCACAGGCCAGCCCATAGTTGATGAAGCTACGCTGAATAGAGTTAAAGGCATACCGCAAGCCGCTATGATCGCTAATTACTTGATGCTACAAAAGCGTTTGGCTCAGACTAAAAGCTGGATCAAAGAACTAAATGATTCTACTGGTAGGGTACACGGTTACGTTAACCCTAACGGTGCGGTGACATCTAGAATGACACACTCCCACCCTAACATGGCTCAAATCCCAAGTAGTACCTCACCATATGGTGTAGACTGTAGGTCTTGTTGGACAGTACCGAAGGGTTACAAGCTGGTAGGTATTGATGCTTCAGGGTTAGAGTTACGGATGTTAGCACACTACTTAAATGACGAGGGCTACACCAATGAAATCCTTAACGGAGACATACACACCGCTAATCAAAAACTTGCTGGACTTGAATCAAGAAGTCAGGCAAAAACTTTCATCTATGCCCTCCTATACGGAGCAGGAGATGCGAAACTTGGATCAGTGGCTGGAAGAGGTAGAGAAGCTGGCAAAGGACTTAGACAACGCTTCTTTGATAATCTCCCATCATTTAAATCTCTTACGGATAGAGTACAAAGAGAAGCAAAGGGTGGATACATTAAAGCATTAGATGGACGGAGGCTTACAGTACGCTCTGAACACGCAGCGTTAAATACATTGCTGCAAGGTGCAGGTGCAATTGTAATGAAACAGGCGTTGATATTCTTAGACGCTAACATTAAACGCAAAGGCTATGACGCTAAGTTTGTAGCTAACGTACACGATGAATGGCAGATAGAGTGTAGCGATGATGATGCCGATGCCGTAGGTAAAGCAGGTGTTGAAGCTATTGTAGAAGCTGGGCGTGTACTAAATCTTAACTGTCCTTTGGGTGGAGACTATAAAGTCGGGGAGAACTGGAGTGAAACACATTAAAAATTGTATAGAGTGTGGCGTTGAGTTAGATGTATCTACTAACTGGTATCCTTCTTTTGTACCGAAGCATCACTACAAATGTACAACGTGCTACGACAGACAGCGCATAAAGAATCACGTTGTTGCTGGTACTGCTGGGCCTAAGACTATAGCCAGACATCTTGGGTACACTACAAACGAGAAGTACGCTTCTGTTGTAGGGGGATACGTGTACATCATATCTAATCCTGCGTGGGACGGTTGGAAGAAAGTGGGCATGGCTATTGATGCCTATGACAGGTGTAGCGCCTTTCAAACTTCTTCTCCGCTGCGAGATTTTAAAGTAGAATACTGTAAGCACTTCTCAGATAGAAGGGTTGCAGAAAAACTGACTCACGAAGCCCTGTTTGATCTAGATGTCGAGAGAGCAGGCGAGTGGTTCAAGGCTTCTACTAAACAAATAAAACAAATTATACAATCAGTTAAAGGTGAGACCCATGAGTCTATCAACAGTAGTTCCTGATATATATCAAAAGTTAGAGATGCTCTCTGAAGGAGAAGCCCTTCCGCTAACCGAAGAAGAGATTGATAGTACTGTTGCAGCAATGCGAGAGGCACTTGTTTCTTGGGCAACGCCTCGTAAAAGAGACACTAACTTTACTGTCCGTATGTCCAACGTAGGTAAGCCCTCCCGTCAGTTGTGGTATGAGAAACGTGATCCCGCTGGTCGTGGAGGTGTTGATGGAGCAACACAGATAAAGTTTCTGTACGGTCATCTCCTTGAAGAGATTGTGCTGATGTTAGTTCGTATGGCTGGACATAAAGTTACAGACGAGCAGAAGGAAGTGGTTGTTCAGGGTGTTGTCGGCCACATGGATTGTAAAATAAACGGTCAGGTGGTAGATGTTAAGACCGCCTCGCGCTTTGCATTCAATAAGTTTCGTGATGGTAGACTTGCACAGGACGATCCTTTCGGATACTTGGGACAGCTTGCTGGTTACGAGAAGGCAGAAGGTACAGAAGGTGGCGGGTTCTTAGTGTTAAACAAAGAGAGCGGGGAGTTGTGTATGTACATCCCCGATGATCTTGATAAGCCTAACATAGACACTAAGATAACTAACCTGCTGCCTGCCCTTGAGCTTGACACAGCACCAGAGCTTTGTTACTCTCCAATACCTGATGGAAAGAAAGGCAATATGAAACTTCCAAAGGGTTGTAACTGGTGTAAGTACAAACATGACTGTCATAAAGATGCTAATGACGGACAAGGTCTTAGAACTTTTAAGTATTCTAACGGCCTAACGTACCTCACTAAAGTTGTGGTTGAACCTAAAGTAGAAGAATATTTATGAATAATAAACAAGCTAAACGAATACGCAGACACGCTTCAACGCTGTTGGTCGGTTGGTTGCGTTCTCTCCTCACTGAAGAAGAGGGCGCGAAGATCAACATAAAGAACTACGCTGATCACATGCCAGAGCAGACCCACATTTACGCTAACCGTAGAATGATGTTGAATGCTTATCATCCTAAGTGGATAATTAAGAAGATTAATCAGCTTCTTAGGATTTATCCGCACTTAAAGGTAGAAGACGTAGACTTGGAGCTGGTTCAATGGAAAGCAAACAAACGACAGGCATAGAGATAGAGGCCATGATAATTGCTGTAGGAAGTTTTCTTTATAATACGGACAATTCTATTTGTGATATTGATTCAGAGTTTCTTAGCAACTTAAATCTTTTAGTGTCTACAGAACTAGAAAAAAGAAAGGCAGAACTACATTGAATAAGATAAAAAAAGCAAACCGGAAAGCTCGGAGAGCGCGTCCAGTTAATCCTAATGTTGTTACGGGCTACGATTCTAACTGGGAGTATGAGCTGCACAGCGGTATCTTAGATGGTTGGAGCTTTCATACAGATAAGATTCCTTACACCGTTGACCACAACTACCACCCAGATTTTATAAAAGAAATTGACGGCAAGAAAGTTTTGTTAGAAGCAAAAGGAAGATTCTGGGACTACGCTGAGTTCAGCAAATACATCTGGATAAACAAGGCACTGCCTGAAGACACTGAGTTGGTGTTCCTGTTTGCTAATCCAAGCG